TTTCAATACCAAACCGATGCATCATGCGGTAGAACTCACCAAGGATTGGAACATCCTTAGCGACAGCCATACCGCACATTGATACATCTCTAAGCCAACAGCGATACTGTTTAATATCATGCCCCAAAGTGACACAGGTGACATCTTTAGATAGGCAAGTGCGTACATTACGTACCATCCTCCATATCTTATTCGAGCACACTGGCTTACTCTGGCAGAACTCTATTTGCTCAAATTCAAAGACTGGTTTCTCAGTAACTATATTGAAACCAAAATCCTTGAAGTAAGGAGCAACAGTATTTAAACCACTCAGATACTTCTTATCAGTAATCATTAGGCAATCATCACCATTATTGACGAATTCAACCGGGAAATCTAGACTATCAAGATACGACTTACCCATGAGACACATAATGATCTTATTACCTAAAGAGGTATTCATATCACCGCTCATACGACCGCCGTTATTCTTATAGAAGAAGTGCCCGTCACTAGCCACCGCGATACCTCGATTTTCAATCTGCATCTTTAGTAACTGTTTTAACTCCGCTGAACGATAAATTCTATTATACAATTTATGTTCAAAGCGGAGTGCAGGTACTGAAACATGCTGGTCAAACCTAGAGGCATCGAGTCCAACACAAACTGGATTACGGAATTTATCCCATTTCTCCTTAATAATATCAGCTTGTGAGAAGGCATTGAACTCAGACATAATGGTGGGGGAACCAAACAACACATTTATCGCTTCATAAATCTTCTTTTCCACCGGCCTAAGATATTTACCAACCTCAACATTAAATCTAGGATCACGTGGTTGTATAACACGTGGTACAGGATCAATTTTGAGTGATAGATTGTTCTTCTCGGCCTTAACAAAGGTCTTAAGCGTAGCGTCCTTGGGGCGGAGTGGCAACAAGGCCAACCCGTCAACAGCACGTTGATACGTTAGACGCCGTGGTCCCTTGTAGTAGTCCACGAATTCATCGCGGGTCACAGGGGATTGGTGTCCAACCACTCGGTACAGTTGGTCGCGGTAAGACGCTAGCTTTCGCTCGAAGATGCCTGACAATGGCTTAATGGGTAATGTCAGGTTCGAGTCTGTATATAACACACGTTCACCAACTCCGCGACAGAGATTGGCTAATGTGTTATTATGAGTCGACATTTTATGGCCCGCAAGTACATGACTCATACTTAATATCTTGCGTTCCTTTTGTACCCCAGTTACTATGGGTGATATACCCGGGTACACTCTGGGTTTAGAGCTGTACCCCACCCGTAACTGTGGGCACCATCAGTCGGAGAGCGTGGGACCGCTCAATTTCTTTCCGACAGCATCACGTATCCCGGCCAATTCCGTGTGACGGACGGCTTTAGCCACTAATTCAGCACGACTAGGCACATATACAGCTTCAACGGCGAAATCTAGATTTTCGACGATGTGGCGAGCTAGTACTCCATGAGCAACACATTCATCATAAAGAAATTTCCTTATGCACAATGTGTTGGCGGCTGTGCGTGTAGGGGTGCCAAACTTGGCTTTACCGACCTGTATTAGGTAAGATCTGAACAAACCTCTGTGTTTCACTTTCTTGCGTGCAGGG